ATTTCTGTTTAAAGATTCTAACAATCTGTCAATAACATCACCTTTACTATCACTAGTTTTAATTATTGCAAAAGCTTGTTTTCTATAAACTGTTTCGATACCTTCGTGTAAGGTAATTTCAAACGTTAAACAGAATGTTTTTCCAATATCATTGTTATCATGACTCGCGTTTGTATCTATAGTAGGAACCCAAACTACATACTGTTTTAAACCTCTCTTTTGAGATCTGTGTTCTCCACCAACTGCACGTGCCCACATAATGTTTTTAATAGGAATTAAATCTGAGCGTACATTTTGTCCTTCTGCATTTTTGTATAAAAAATAAAGTTCGTTGTCTGCAGTTTTCTTGCACATTATATCACCAACAGCAGAAAGTGCTGATGCTTGTACATCTTTTGCTACATAAACATGATTTACTTGATTACTTGTAAATACTGCCATTTTATTTAAATATTAAGTTAAACATTAATTAGGTCTTTGTGTTACTGGTTGCATTGGTGGATGTACCAATTGACCAGGCATATTACCTAACATTTCATTTCTTATTTGATTTTGTTTTACAATCTTTGCTAATTTTACAGCTTCTAATAATATTGTTCTATGAAGTATAGGATTTAATTCTGATGCCTGTTCTTCACTAGAAACATCATCGTAATCATACCCGTCAATACTTAAATCTCCTAAAGGAGCAACAATAATAGGTCTTGGTTTCTTTATATAATCAATAGAATAATCTTTTAAGGCGTATTTTGAATACAAATACCATTCATTATTATTTTCAATTCTTAACACCCTTTCATCATTAAACTTCTTATAAGGGTTTCTTTTTATTCTATGATATTCATCTTGAGTTATAGGGACTACTTCAACTATTAAATTATTACCCGTTTGCCAAGGTTTAAATGAAGTTACTTCTTCGTAATAACCTAAAGTTTTTGGGTTACCAGTTGAAATTGATACTTTTGTAAAAATATCTGTTACATTATTATATGAATAATAATTTTTATCTTCAATAACAGAAGTATCTTCTGTAAGAACATATTTAGCAAATTTTGCAGCTTCTCTAGTAACAAATAATAAATTGCCATAAGTACTCATATCTATTTTATATGAGTTTGGGTACAACCCAGACCTTATAGGCTCTTCATCTATTAGATTTATAGTTTCTGTAACTGTTAATTCTTTTAAATACCTTCTTGATTCTTCTGCAGATTCAAAAGATAATCCTTCTATATTTCTACCGTTATATAAATTTATTACAAGCTGTTCTTGTGCTTGAGTTAAAAACAACGATTTTTCATATTCGTCTAATTGTATATCTATTTTACTTGATTGCTCTCCAAGTTCATTCGCAATAAAACTACTATTTAATAACGAATCAAATTCGTTGCTCATTTCCTCAAAATCCATATTAATTAAATTTTAATTATTCACTTCTTGCTCCAGTTTGTATTACCAATTGAGCATTATCTTGACCATTAGCAGTCCAAGCTACTTTAGCTAATTCTACAGCACGTTGTAATATTTCTTCGTGAAGTATTTCGTCTAATTCACACGGTGCGTCAGCGTATACAACCTTACTAAGATCATTTATTACTAATGTAAAATGATCGCCGTTCCATGCACCGGTGTGTGTAGCAGTACATTTGTATATTTTACCATCTTTTTTTACAAACGCTCCAACAGAATAAGTTGGAGTGGTAGAAAAATCAGTAACATCTTCACTATTTGCCTCAAGATATTCCCACCCATTGATTTTTAACGGAGTTATTGGTCCTACAATAATGGGATGCGGAGTTTTAATATAACGAACATGATATTCAGTTATAGTATCGGTTGGGCCAACAACAAGATCAACAGTTTTATTATCTTCTACCATCAATCTCCACGCTTGATAATGTGTAGGATACTTATATGGTTTCTGAGTTAATCGATCGAACTCTTCATATGATATTGGTTTGACAGTTAAAAAGGTATTACTACCAGCTCTTGTAACTTTAATTCGTTCGTTAACGATCAAAAACACTCCTTCACCAATAGAATAACTTTTTGAATTATCTTGAAAAACATATTTAGGATCATCAAAATCAGAAGTTACGTTTTTCGTTCCCATAATATTAGCAAAATCTGCTTGACGTTTTTGATTATCATCAAATCCTGCTTGCTTTGGGTTTGATTGTTTTAAAAAATAATTCTTAATTATTTCATCCTGTGCTTTCGTTAAAAATGTACTTTTTTCAAATTCATCAAGACCAGGGGCTTGATTACTCGTTATGTTGTTATAAAGTACATCAAATTTATTTGAGAAATCTAAAGCTGTCATATTACTCTTTTATTTGTGCTTCTACTGCAAACAAAGTTTCTTGATTCTTAGGCTCATTTAAGAACTTAGCTGCGTTAAATAATGTAGGATCTTCACCAGCATTACACAAAGGAACATTACCGTTTTTCAAGTAATAGAAATTACCACGTCTGATAATAATGCCTTTGTCAATAGCTTTATCAATTACAACTTTGGTATCAAGTAATTTATCTTTAGCAACATTTAAGAATATCTTTGGTTTTTGTTTTGCAATCTTATGTGCTAATTTAAGTAATTCACCAATACCTGCTGTTTTTGCTATAGGTTTATTCTCTATAGTTTCGATAATAACTTTAAGTTTATCTTTATCGTTCTTAATTGCACCAAGAGTAAGAATAACTTCCTCCTCAATAGAAAATTCATTAATTGCTTTTTCTGCTTCTTCTTTCTTCTTAATAAGTACATACTGATATGTCAACTTTGGTCTTTCTTCAAGTTCCTCAAGCGAAGGACATATCAAATCTTTATTAGCTAAAAGAATTTTATATTTAATATAATCTGTAGGAACACTCAAATCCAAATATGAATCATTTTTATCAAGTTCTACTTGTGCTGAAAAATTCGGATTTGCTGTTGACCAATAGTTTACTTCTGGTTTCTTATAAATGGAAAATACTTCATCTTCGTGATTAAATCCCATTATGTGTTCCAAGAATCTAATTTCATCATTTGTCAGAACATTGCAATACAAACCGTTTTTAAGTTTTGGTACTACAAATGTTCTAGTACAACCTTCAAACATACCATTATAGGCAACGTGTTTAGGATCTTTTACCCAATCATTACTCTTAGGTACTTTTCTAATAGTTACAATTTCATTACGCAAACAGTTAACGTATTCTACGTCGTCATCGTTTTTTGCTTTTTGCTTTGTAATTGGTTTCTTTTCTTCCTGTGGTTCTGGTTTTTCAACCACTTCCATAGGAATGTTAAAACTATCATCAATGTTGCTAATAACATCTATGTTACTATTTTCTGTAACTTCTACTTCTTTTTTACTCTTCATTTTTATAAAATTTTAAATCAACTAGTCAGAATGGCAGGACTCGAACCTACGAAATCTCTACATCCCAAATGTAGCGTGATACCATCTTCACCACATTCTGATAAAAAAGTTTACCTACATTGCTGTAGGTAAACTATAAAATATATGTCAATTAAAGTTTAATCAACGAAAACGTCTTAGTAGGATCTAATACGCAAACACCAAACTTACCAGACATCTTATGGATTACAGCAGAATCCTCGTCGAACGACATATAAGGATTACCCATTTGTCCAGTAAACGGATTACGCATACCCCATTGATAACCGGTGATTTCACTCTGACCTTCTACAGCGCACTTAAAGATGTTCGGAGCATCAGCAGTACCAACGTAGAAGAAGTCATATCTGTAAGACGATTTCAAACCACCATTTGGATCTGACTCCTTATTGAGAATTGGATCATCGTACCAAGGATCGACATCAACCTTAATTACGATACCATTAGGAGCCATATATTGTACAAACTGGAAGCCAGCTGACAATGCGTTTTGGTGCAACGGGCTATTAGTTTTTTGAATAACTGCCGGGCCGTTGCTAGTAGCAAATGTTTGCCATCCACTAACTTGCTGTAAAACAGCTTTGTGGAATTGAGCAGCACCACGTTCACCAGTCTTCAGAAGGAATGTACGCTCACTAAAATCAAGTTTTGCACTTGACAGATTGTACAGAATATCTTCAATCAACTTCAAGCTAAAGTCATTGTAATATTGAACGTTTGCTCTTTCGAGTTGCTCTAACAAACCGTCACCATTTTTAACAGCGTTACCAGACTTACCGATAGTCAGATATTCACCATTAGCACCACGAGTAGACTTACCATACATAAGAGCATTATTCATAGAATCCTCAAACTGTACTTGCAACTCATAATCAACATAGTGCATCCACATGTTAATAACATCGTGCTGAAGTTTACCACTTTCAGTAGTATTCTTAACAACAGGAATACCTACAGCCAATTTCTTATTAAGCATACTACCCGGAACTTTGGTCTGAATACGAATTGACGACCATTCGTTACGCATCTGTACAGGAGCTGCAAATCTGATGTCACCACCCTTACGAGACAGTTCAAACTCATTGAAGTATGCAATGATAGAGAACTTTTCACCAGGAAGTAATCTTTCTTTCGGAC